GAATCCAAACAACGCAGGACGCCAACCGTTAGTCATTTCCGTTCCAGGCGTTCCGCCGGCGGCGTTAAGCAATGGAAGAACCGATTGAGAATAGGTAAACATGCTCATATACCATTCTTGGTTTGAACCTTGATAAAACGGGTTCAATCCAACGGCGTCTTCAAAGTTGGCAAGAGTAAAGCTACCAACGCCAGTTCCGGATGCGGTAATCAACGATCCGGCACCTAATGCGTTTGCCAAGCCGGTAACGCTACCATAGGTTGAGGTTCCGTCACCGTTGAAAATGTCGTCCTCAATTTTGACGGCCATTTGGTGGGCGAAATCATCAATAACGGTATCAACCATAGAGATAACGCCATCTGCCTCAACCTCATTTGAGATTTGAGTCAATGCCGCCATTTTACGAGCCGTCAGCGTAATTTGTGCAAACGTAAGGTTTGACTCGGTAACCGCTGCCAATTCCGCAGGATAGTAAACGGTTGTTCCTGTCAAACGGTCTGGGATTCGGTGTGTTGCCGAAACCATAGAGGAAACGCGAATTTTTGACAAAATCGGGCAAAGTGCCTGCAATCTTTTAAGAAGTGCCGCTTCTAATGGTTCTGGCACAAACTCAAGGCCAAGTGTGGACGCCTCTTTCTGGGCGTTCATAATGCCGTGTTCCTTCAGGAACTGTTTGGCCGGGGCGTGATTAAACACGTTGGCTAACAAGTACTGGCCGCAAACGTACGCTTCTTTTTCGCCGGCTTCATCATTTGCAAAATTATTAAGTGCAAAATGACGTTTTGCTTTTGCCGGAACAACGATTCGATCTTTTACGGCGTTGTGGTGCCGTTGTACGGTTCCGCCTAGCTTTGCCGCTGCAATTTCCCGTTGCCGTGATTCAATCGCGGCGCGGTTTTTCATTTTGTTCTGTAATTGCTCAATTGCACCAGGTTTGCCGTCGGTGCCATAGGCGCCGTCAATTTCAACCTGTTCTTCGGAGTCCGGCTCTCGGTTTTCCTCTCGGCAAACTGCAAGGATGCTTTCAACCTTTGCGTTTTTGTCGTCAATTTCTAATTGTAGTTCGTGTGCGCTTTTCATTTTGTAGACCTCTAAAAGTGTTAAACTGATAGCGGCCAACAAAAAAAACGCCGAACCGCTAGACAAATATTGTCGAACGAACTCGGCGTCGATGCTGGGATTCTAGTTATTTTGTTTTACTTGTCAACCAAAAACATTAAACCTTGCGTTGCAAGAAAACCGCCTAAAATTAAACAAGTCCAGATTTCTACCATTATTTAACCTCCGTTTTTAGTTGATATTCAAACAAACCCGTACCGTCTCGGAATCTGTTTCTTTTGTTTACTGTAAACCCACCAAACCTTTTTTTTCGCAAATGCCGCAATTGTGCGCTTATCGACGCGTGGGGGTCACCAGTCTCACAATGGATTTCGTTAAGAGTTCTCCACCTTGAATCCTTCATGCAATTAAAAACGCGTTCAATTTGGCCGGTTAAACGTTTCCCATCTCGTTCGTCGACGTAATCCGAACCGTTAAAATGCGCCGGCAACGGTTTTGGGTCGTTTTGCGAATACTTATCAAACAACATAGAATTTCCAATCTGCCACCCAAAAGAAATAAAAGCGCGGCACCAATCCGGAGTGGAAAACAGATTGCAGGTAATGAGCCTGGCCGCGTACTTGTTTTTACCTTATCGGCGGTTTGCCCGCAATATCTTTAGCCGGTGTTCGGCTTTTGTACGATTAGGAAAAAAAGCCGTTCGCTCCCCCGCTTTCATATTCCGCACCAATGCAGCCGGCGTCTTTTTAAACCTGTTTTCCGGAACCGCTGCCGCGTCAATTGCTTGTTGCCGGCTCGTTGTTGTCGCAATAAGGTTTTCAATTTGATCGTCAGCGTTAAACCAGGTTTCATCATCGAGCATTGCCGAAACTGCGGCGGCTTTTAAACCTAGTTTTTCCGTGTAAATGTTAACCAACGTTTGCTCGGCGTTGTCCAACAAATCCGCGGTTTTCCTTAGATCGGTTGCGGTTCCCCAACTCATTGAAAACGGCCGATGTATCATTGCAAAACTGTTTGGCGCCGCCTTGCGTTCCGTGCCGGCCAGCATAATAACGCTGGCAATTGATGCGGCCAACGCGTCGTTTTGGGTCGTTACGCCTTGCCGGTGTTCCTGTAAAGCGTTGTAAATTCCTAAACCCTCGAACACGTCACCGCCTGGCGAATTGATCCGGACGGTTAACGCTTTGTTTCCGATGGCTTTAATTGCCCCGACAACATCGCCGGAGGAAACTCCGCCGGAACCGCTTGCCGTGATTTCGTCATATATCCAAATTTCACCGGTTTTTTTGTCGTAATCAAACATTCTTTAACACCTGTTCCGTTAGTAGTTCGGCGGTTCCCGTTAGGTCAAAATTAGCCGGACGCCTTGCAACGTGCCTTAATGAGTCAATGCAATGGTTTTGAGCAATCAAACGGTCACCGCCTAAACCCTCGATAACTTCCCCCAATTTGTTGGCGTAACCGTCATACCAATTTTCAATAGATTTTAGGCTCTCTCCGCGTTTCAACCGTTTGTTTACCTGCCGCTGTTCCTGGTTCAATAAAACTTGCAACCGGCTTGCCACGGCCGAAGCTGCGCGGTCGTCTTGCGGCTCGTCGGGGTTTTGGTCAACAGTTTGGCCGGCCGTTTGTGCCTCGGTGCTTGTCGTGTTGGGGTTAATAAACTCATCCCCGCCCTCGTATGGGTTCATATCCAACTTGGCGCGTGCCTCGTTCGGGTTAATAATTCGCGAACTAATTAAGCTACTGTAAACGCTGGCCGTAGTGTTTAAATCGGTTCGCAACATCGCCGCGGTATTAAACTTATGGTAATACTGGCCGGAACCAAATTGAGTAGCGCTCAACAATTTATAATCGGCTTCCTCTTGCCAACGCGTTAACCACGATTCCAAACAGTTTAGCAGGTAGGCCAATTGCTTTTGCTCCAAACTGTTATATGAGGAATTGTTATCGGTTCCCAACATTGATTCGAGCAACAAATACAACGCCGCGTTTTGATTTAGCATTTTCCGCGTTTCGAGGAATTGCGCCGAGTTGTTATCCTGCGTTGAAATAGTCGTTGCCGTAATCCCACCCCGCAACAAACCGACTTGTTGCTTTTCTCCCTCGGCTCCGTGCTTTTTTACAAAATCATCAAGAAACTCGTTTGCCTGTTCCGCCGATCTAAATTGAGGTGATTCCGCCGGTGCGTTCAATAGTATCTTTCCAACAAACCCTTTTGTAATTTGATCTTTGCCGCGAACGTCGGCACCTAACATCGACTCAAGAGTTAACTTTGCCGCTTCAAATAGCGGGATTCCGTTAATGCCGTCGCCAAATCCTGTAAGCCTAAAACAATCACGGTCTTTTATCATAACCGTGTAATTTGGGTTTTCGGCCATCATTTCAAATAACTGTAAACGATTTTCTGGTCTGTTACCTTCCGGGTTAACGTAGGTTGCGTTCCAAACTTCACCGTTGACGATTCCGGTTGTCGTTGCCTCTGGGTCAAGAATAATTAACTCGCTGTTTCGGCCGTCGCGGTGTATAAACGCACGTCCCGCCCCGTACCATAGCGCGTGCCAGGTTAACGTTTGTTTAAAGGTCATTGGAGAATATAACGGAGATGGCCTACGCCGTAACAATTGGTAGGAAATCCCAGTCTCAACCTTTTCCCGTTCGTCGCCGTTTTTGCGGTACAAATCTAAATTTAACGTTCCGACGTTGCCGGAAATCCGATTTAAACCGTACCAAATCGCCGCGGTTCGCCATCCTTCGCGAGCCGTGTATTTGTCGGTGCGGAATATGTCAAACCAGGTTGTCGGGTTCCAAAGCGCCATAATTTAAACCTATAAAATCAAACTTCCTGTTGTTTTGGGTAGTGCAACCTTGCACGCTTTCAACGCCATCAACGCCGCAACTCCGGGATCAATCTTTTGATCTTCGGCGTTTTTCCCTTTGGTCGGCATTTTTTGCCCTTTGGCGTTTTCGTCCATTCCCATATTTAAAAACGCCCATTTTAGAATTCTATCACAAACATCGGGTTTGAACCTACCGTCAACAATTTGTTGGAAAAACTCCTCAATTACCTCGTTAAAATGCAAATGCGATTGTGGGCATTTTACCGGCTTTAAACCTTCACCGGTTAGGTTTTCCGACAATTGCGACGCGCTGAAAGGATCGTAGGCCACATATTCAACGCCATAGTGCAAACAATCTTCAATCAACCGCTCTTGCAATGCCGATACGGGATACGGCGTCACGTTTAACAACCCGTCGCGAACAAACCCCGCGAACGG